TCTAAAGGACATCGTCCTTTCCATGATCACCATACGGAAATAGCTGGAAAGATCTGTTGTTTGACTACTGACCGTGGCTTAAAGCTAAGGTTCATAGCCAACCCACTTATTGGGCTTCAGATCGCTACTTCTCGTTTGCAGCAGGCTTGTGATGCTTTTTTAAAAGCATTGCCTGAGAGCTGCGTCCATGACCAACTTTCCATTATTGAGTGGGTTTTACCCAAACTTAAGAATGGAGAGAAAGCGTGGTCGATAGATCTTACTAGTGCGACAGATAGTTTTCCTCTTGAGTTGCAAGTTCAAGCCCTTACGGGTCTGTTCCCAGAACTTAAAGAAGACATTCATCTGTTTAAAGATATTTCCCTTTTAGATTGGGAGACACCTTTTGGACCTGTCCATTTTGGGTCAGGCCAACCAATGGGTTTAGCACCTAGTTTTGCAGCATTCAGTATCACTCACATCCTATTAATAAGAAGTTTAGGGGGTAACCCTGACAACTTTAGGACATGTGGTGATGACGTAGTTATATTTGATGAAAAGCTAGCAATAGCCTACATGAATACACTCAAACTGATTGGAGTCGAAATTTCACTTAGCAAGTCCCTTTTGGGGGACCGCAAAGTCGAGTTCGCCGGCCGCATTATTGATAGCTATGGCGCCTGGAGATCTTATAAAGCCGCACCTTTTCGTGCGTCTAAAGACCCTTTAGGAATCATTCGTCAATATGGTCTAAGCGGGCTTCCTCTTATACCTAAGGATTTAAGGCCTCTGGTTCAGTTTTTCTCTACGTTACCTTACATAGGTTTCGCAGGGTTATCTGATTCAACTACGCTTGAATGTTTGGATGAGGAGCTTGTAGAACAACTATACCTTTTACGTCAGGAAGAAATCTATCCTGTACAGCAGGCTAACGAAAAATTTAGCCGTTTTGGTATAAATCTTGACAACTCAGAAGTACCACCTTTTGAAGAAACGGACATTCCGTTTAGGCAGTACGAAAAGTTGTTGGATAAGCCGCTCTACGATGGTTTCCCGTTATGGGAAAGCATTGTCGGTCCAGGTGTTAGAAATAACCCTGTATTAGTTGAGCATGTTCTAATTAACACACCTAAGACTATCCTCGAAAAGAGGCTAGAACTTATTGATGAGTTAGCGAGAGACTTAGAAGTTGGGTTCCAATCCAACTTCGGTGAAGACCGAGAGGGTAACCTTTTAGAAAAGGCCCCCCTAGGGAGATTAAAAAGGTTGTTTAATAAGGTTAAAACCCTTACTAAACGGTGACAATAGC